CGGAAAGACAATCACTTGTCTTCTGAAAAGCAATCAAGATGGCGTTGTCCGTGAAAGAAAAATGGGTGCAGAGAGACTGGTTGCTATTGCATAGCAGCCAGCCGGAAAGAAAGGTGGAATGAATGATGGAAGCAAAAATGATGATAGCTGGAAGCTTTGATGAATTTGTGGAAAAAGTGACGCAGGCAGAACGCAAAGCGCTTAACACTCCTTTTGGGCAGGAAATAACAGAAAAGCTGCTGGCAATGAAACTGGCAGAAAATCCGAACATGACGCAGGAAGAATGGCAGGACACAAAAAGCCAGTTTTTAACTTTCCTTTTTGCAATGTTTGTGAAAGAAACGCCAGAAGCTATGGCAGAACTTGCGCAGCACTGCTGGGACGAACTGCAAGCCAAAGAAGCATAATACAACACGGGCGGCGCTGCTGCCGCTCAGAAAGAATGGTGATAATATATGGGAAAATCTTATAATAGACGTTTCAGAAAGAACGGGCTTTCATTCATGGTGCAGGACACGCACCCGGCAGACCGGAAAAGTGATACTGATAAATACTATCTGACAGTAAACAAAGGCGGTATATACAAGATTGTGTACGACAATATCACATGGGAAATACCAAAGTTTCCAACTATACACGCAGCCCAGTTCTGGGCGCTTACCAGTTCTGATTTTATCGGCACAATGTAGGGGGTGTGAATATGTCTGATATAATTACTTGTAGCAAGTGTGGCGGCTCCGGCAAATTCATTTATAAATCCGGCATGGCTGGTCCTTGCTATCAGTGCAACGGCAAAGGTGCTGTGAAGCGCATTGCTCACAAATCCTTTGCAATATCCATTATGAACAATGATGGTGTCCGCATTGATTGGCTGCATATAAGCGCCAGAAGCCAAAATGAAGCCGTCAGAAAAGCCCGTGCGGCTGCTTCCCGTGGTTGCTATAAAGACCAGCTGGACACAATCACTGCAACTGAAAGCGGGATTGAGTACACATATAAAACAATATAACGCCGTATTTGCCCCGTAAACGCAAAAAGACCGCAAGTGGTGTATTTCTCCACTTACGGTCTTTTCTTCTCATTCTGGCTTATTCTGCAAAGCGTTAGCGGCATTATTTAAGGTCTGCCAGCGTGTTTCCCTCTTCGTCAACAATCTTTTTGACTTCTGCCGCCATCTTCTCTGCTTCTTCCTTTGTCACGCTCCCGGTAATGTTCCCGGCTGCGTCGTAAAGGTTCACTGTGCCGTCTGCGTTGGTTTCTGTTGCACCCTCCGGCACATTGTCTGTGGCAATAGCCACTTTCTCTGTTGTTGTCACTGGCGCCGTGGTGTTAATCACTACCGTTGCAGCTGGTGTGGCTGTGAGTGCTTCCAGTGGTTCTGCGGTGTTGCTTTCTTTCTCTCCGGCTTTCATGGCATTGTATGCCGCCTGCGCAATAGCTTTCAGCTGGTCTTCTGTGACATTCAGCCCGGCTTCATCAGCAATCTTCTTCAACTGCTCCACAACTGCTGCCATCTTCTCTTCCCCAGTCTTATCCTTTTTGAACTCTTTTGCCCATTCCACAAACTTTGCTGCCCACTCTGACAATTCGCCCAGCTTGTCTGTTACAGTCTTTGGAATGTTTGGGCAAACGTACTTTCCAATCAAGAACGCCCCCAGTGTTACGGCAAAATATACAGCTGCATAAATTACATTATCCATTGTTTTTTCCTCCTGTTGATTATGCAGGCAGCTTTAATGTCTGCCCGGCGTAAATGGTGTTACTTGTAAGACCGTTCATGGTCTTAATTTCATTGTATCTGGAACCGTCGCCCAGCTGCTTTGCTGCGATTGCCCAAAGGCTGTCACCGCTCTTCACGGTGTATGTACGCACGCCGCTTCCCGGAATTTTGATTTTCTGTCCAACACTAATGACGTTAGGGTTTGCAATTCCGTTGTAGCTTGCTAACTTCTGGTATGTGGTTCCATACTTTGCAGCAATGCCAGAAAGTGTGTCACCTCTCTGCACGGTGTATACCTGTTCCCCGGCTGTTCCCTGTGCAGGCTGCGCAGGTTCCACAGGCTTTGCAGGTTCGCTGCTGGTTGCTTTCTTTGCAAAATCCGGTACGCCATAACCTCTGATATAACACCCGTCGACTTCCATTGTGCGGCGTCCAACCGCATTGGACTTGTTACCCTCAATGACTGTGAAACTGTTACCGTTTACACTTTCGACAATGCCCACATGGTCTGCACTGCCTGTGCAATCACCAACGCCGTTGTCGTCCCAGTCATAATAGATAAAGTCGCCCGGTTCCGGTGTCTTTGCGTCGTTCTCGCACCAGCGCCCCATCTGCTGCCACAACTTAATCTGGCGGTTGCAGCTACATTCTGTAGGGATAATATCTGTGTAGCCTGCTTCAATGGCAATTTCACTGGCAAAGGTTGCGCACCATGCGTCCGTATAGGTCACTTTGTAGCCCTGCGCAAGTGGCTCGTGTTCGTTGTAGCGGTCAATGATTGCTTTATGCGCCGCTGTGCCCTCTCTGGCTCCCATGTGTGCTGCTGCTTTCGCAGCAAAGTTTTTTCTTACTTCTGATACGTTCATATTGCTTGTACCTCCATTCTTTTTATTGCTAACGGCTCCGGCTGCGTACTGGTTATAGTATTTCTGCCCATATCCTGCACGCTTTGTCTTCACCGTGTCGCTCTGGTCTGCCGGGCGTTCAAACTGTGTCAGCACCGCATTTGAAGCGACAGTGACAGTTTTTGCGCTCTTTAATACTGACAGTGTGGCTTTGTAGCCCTCTGTCAATTCTTTCATAAGGAACCCCAGCTGTGTTTCAAGGTCGCCAATAGACTTCCCGGCGGCTTTTGCATATTCCAGCAAAGCGGCTTTTCTGGTGTGGTATGTCCACTGCGCCAGCCCATAGCCTGCGCCGTCCCTTGCAAAGTTTCCATAGCTGCCGTTGTCCACGGCTGCTGTGTAGCTTGCGTCAGTGTGTCCCAGCTTCTTTTCATAGCTGTTCTGCAAGTTCTGCGGGTTCAGCCCGCTTTCTGCATATAGGTTCCCCATCAATCCGGCTGTCCCACAACTGGACAGCCCTTTTGATTTCAAAAAATTCCAAATCTTTTCTGGTGTTGTTTTTCCTATTAGTCCCATGTCTTATACCTCCCCGGCGCTACTGCGTCATACTTGAAAAGTCAGACAGCGTGCCGGACAACTCCGGGTATGCGGCTTTGATTTTCAGCAGGTTTTCTGCCTTTGCTTTCCAGCAGTAGAACGCTACTGCGGCAGCAGTTACCCCGCCAACGAACGTCAAAAGGACTGATAACTGGTAAAAATCCTTTGTGACCACTACCCACACGCCCACGGCAAATGCTATGTAGTAAGTCACCAGAATTGAAAAGATAATGATTTTTGTTGCGCTGGTCTTTCGCTCCGGGTGTTCCTGCAACTCTTCTTTTCTCTTCTTCCTGCGCTGTCTGAAATACTGTAAATTCCATAAAAAAAGCACTGCTAATGCCAGTGCAAATCCAATGATAAAAAATATTAAACTTTTCATGTTGCTTTTTTGTACCTCCTATGGTTTTTCTTCCGGCTTTGTCAAAGCAAAGTCGTTTGTGCGCATACATTCTTTGTAAATATCCACTATGTACTCATGCGCAACGTCAACTTGTCCGTTTGTCAACTTGTGGTCCTTAATATACTTGTCATACTTCGCCAATGTATCAATAACATGGTCAAACTCTTCTTTTGTATGGCGTTCATGGTTTATGCAACTGCTCTGGAATGATAGTATCTCCGTGCGCCAGCTATCAACCTTGTGTTCTATAAAGTCATTTTCAAGCTGGTTCAGCTGCTCTTTCAAGTCGTGGTTCATAAGATTTCCCAGCTGTTTAATCAACCAGCGAACGGGCTGTATTTTAATTCCCGGCGTTAAGTCAATAACAATCCCAATCCCCGCAAGCCATACAATAGCTTTTTGCACCATGTCCCAGACGTCCGCTGGGTTAAGCGTCTGCATTGCTTCCACTGTCCGTCACCTCCTTTTTCTGGCTGCTTGATGTAATCATCAGTGCTGCCGTAATATCCGCAGAATAGACCGCATTTACTTGCTGGCTTCTTCTCCGGCTCTGGATATGGCTTGCCCATTTCCTGCAAGTACAGTTCGTTTAGACTCTGGCGCATACCGTAGCTGTTGAAATGCTGTAATATGCCCCGGTATGAAGCAACGGACCTATCCAGTGTATCTTTGTCAATCTCTCCTGCGTGATATGCTGCAAACATATATTTCAATCTACGTTTCAGCTTCTTTGCCGTCTTCTTGCGCAATTTTATGTGTGTTGACCAAATGCGGAACCCTACAAACTCAATGCCCATGCTGGTTGGTCTTATGCAGGTTTTCTTGTTAAGCTGTAAATGTAGCTTGCTTCCCAGAAAGTCCGCAATCTTATTCTTTATCTTTTCCAGATACTTTTTGTCTGGGTGTAAAATAATAATGTCGTCCATATAGCGTATGTAATAATGCAGGTGCAGTTTGTGTTTGCAGAACTGGTCAAGTTCGTTCAAATACAAATTCGCAAACATTTGTGAAGTCAGATTGCCAATAGGCAGCCCAACTTCTCCCAGCAATTCATCAAACGCCACGTCGCCAATGTCGGCACCCAGCGGCAGACCAAAGTTTGTGTCTTCGCAGTTTATTATTACTGACAAGACGTGCAACAAATCTTCATCAGCAATCTTCTTCCGCAAAATGTCCATCAATACTTCATGGTCTATTCTGTAAAAATACTTTGCAATATCCAGTTTCAAATAATAGAAACGCTGCGGTTTCCGGTCAGTCTGTTTCAACCAATCATGCAGGCGGTTGACTGCTTTGTGTGTTCCCCTGCCTACTCTGCAAGCGTAGCTGTCAGAAATGAACTGCTTTTCAAAATATGGGTTCAGCTGGCTATATATAGCGTGCTGCGCCACACGGTCTTTGAAAGTGAGTGACATAATCATGCGCTTTTTCGGCTCATAAACATAAAATATGTTGTAGCGCCCCACGGTGTAGGTCTGCCAGATAAATTCATTCTGTAATTCAATCAAGTTCTCTTCCAGCTTATCCGTGTACGCCATCACATCTGGTCTGTACCTCTTGCACTTTATCCCGGCTTTGTACGCATTGAAAAGATTTTCAAAGTCGTAAATCATAGGGAAAATGTTTTTGATTTTGTGCAATTTCTTTTCCCTCCTGTTGTTAAAATCTGCCGTACAAATCAAATTGCGGTTCTTCCGCAACCCAAACGTGATATATACATTCAATGCCAGTCTTTCCGGCTCTGACTTTCAGCCCTGTGGCTTACTAACTATCTTTACGGCTATTCAATCTTTTTCCTACGGCTCCCGGCTGGGAGCCTTTGGAATGGAAATAAACCCCTTTAACCCAGACGCACTGGACGTGTCCACGTATGGGCACGCCTACTGGCAGAAATGGGGTGAAGCGGAACGGAACGAAACATTGTTGTTGACGTTAGAACGGGCGTTGTTCAAGTTCAGCGCACCAGCGCCACCGTTGGAAGTGTTGTTGAAACTCGAACCCCGGATAGGCACGGCAAGTCCTCTATTAACGGCTTATTCCCATAATATAAAAAGCAGGTGTTACCCTGCCTTTTACCAGTCTTATTTTGCAGCACTCCCATTCCCGGAAGTGCTGCCGTTTAGTGATTTATAATAGCCGCCCACCATGCAGCCTATTTCATTGATGTATCTTGCCATCATTTCATATTTCTTCATTGGCAGACACGGTTTTGCGCTTCTGGTATACTTTGTGCTTGCTGCAAGTCTTATCAAATGCCGCAGCACGTCAACTTTCGTGTCCAGTTCTCCAAGCGTTGTCTTTTTGTAATGCTTATTTTCAAGCATTATGACCAATTCCAAAATATCCAGCATTGTTCCATCTATTTTCTGTGCAAGTCCCCTTTTCGCTCTGGGAAATTCTTCAAGCTGTGGTCCTGCGTATTCCAGCATTTCCCATACTTTGTTTTTCATTTTGAAGTCTTCCTGTGTGGCGTTATCTCGCACATTGTCCAGCTGTGGCGGTCTTTCTTCTGTTTTATTTTCCGGCATTTCTTAAACCACCTTTGTTTTATTTTGTAGTATGGGGCTTACTGCCGTAAGCCCCGCAGTGTATCAGTTCCCAGTTTCCAGTTATTCATATAAAGCGGAACGGAACGAAACATCGTTGAAGACGCTAGAACGGGCGCTGTTCAAGTTCAGCGCACCAGCGCCACCGTCGGAAGTGTAGTAGAAACCCGAACCCCGGATAGGCAATCTTTCGCCGTTATTTCTTGCCCAAAATCTGCCCGGCGTTGTCTGTCCTGCGTCTGGATATAAACCGGACGCAATCAAAATCTGCGGAACGGTTACGCCGCTTACTGCCTTTGTATCTTTGAATGGTACGCTTGTGTCGTTGCTGTCCGTCGTCTGTGTTGTGACACTTGTGTTGATACGCAGTGTTGCGTCACTCGCACTGGTTCTGTCAATCTTTAATGTTCCAACCGTTCCCGGTGCTACAAGTGTGCCGTCCGGCTTAATTGCTTTCCACTCTGTACTTTTTGCACCCATGTTGCAGTCAGACTTCATGGCGTTTCCGTATGGGATAATCTGAATTTCACCATCTACAATGCGCATACCAGATACCCACTCCCAGCAGTTGCCGCAAAGGTCGGCAATTCCAGCCGGGCTGCCGTCATGGTTCCAAGTTACCGGACCAGAACCAGTTGCGGTTCTGCCGCCGCCGTGTGAACCGTCAATGTATGTGTTGATACCCTTTTCATATCCCTTTTCATAGCTTCTGTCCCAGTTTGTGTTCCCACGGGGCGTGAAGCCGTTTTTCATACACCAAAGGTTGATTGCAGCAAATACGCCGTTCTGGTTAAGGTGCCAGCCCTCACCCTTTCTGCGGCATACTGCAAGCGCTGTGTCAAAGTCAATGTATGCTTTAGGGTCTTTCATTGGCAGTGAGTATGCACGGTCGTTGACCACGACGTTAATATACTTCGATACCCAGATAACTTCTTTTTCTACTCCGTCCACAATCCACCACGGCAATGTTTCCTGTGTTCCTCCGGTGATAATGTCGGAATACTTCATTTTTGGAATACCCACCATAATTGACGGCATACCCAAATCATCAAACTTTACTGCATTGTTGCCCCCAAAGGAAGCAACCGCCATTGCTAAATCATCAAAATTAGACATAATTCTTTATACCTCCAATCCCCAAAGAATAAGTGTGCAAAGTGACATATCAAATGGGATAGGCACTGGAATTTCTTTCGGTTCTCCGTTTTCGTCCTCTCCGTCTTCGATAACATCATAGCGTCTGGCAGGAATGACAATCTGCGCAGCGTACTTCTGCGCACGTCCTCCGGTGCCAATCACCACGCCGTCTTCTTCGTCAATACAAATGTCCAGTGACACTTCAAAATCTCTTTCACGGCTGGCAAGATTGATTGTTAATTCATCATCACCGAACGTGATTTTTTTACCGCCAGACAGTGCATATTCAATATGTGTGCCCGGTGTTTTTTCAACTACATTGATTTTATTAGTAGCCATAATACTTTCTACCTCCATTCTGGTTTCTTACTACCTCGCTGCTTCTGGCTGTGATAACCTCCGCTGCTTCTCTCTGTGCTGCTGTCCCGCTGCCCTGCACGCCAAAAGAACGCATAACCGCTTCTTCGTGCTGTCTGCGTTCCTCTGTCTTAATAATCACACCTGCTGCCATTAGTAAAACCCACCTTTCACATAAACTTTTACGGTCACGCTTTTTGCGCTTCCAGTGTGTGCCATCTTAAAACCATTCAGTAACTTGTCTGTAATAACAATGTCACCCGGAAAACCGCCCGTGTAGTCCACTATTTCTGTTTCCACGGTGTAGTCCATGTGGTTTCTTTCAGTCTTCAGCGCAACTGACTGTGTAGAATTGTTGAACGGGTACTGCTGCGTATTCTTCAAAGTCACCGTTGCTGTTTCTCCTTGCAAGTCAGCTATTGCCTGCTGGTGGTGGATTGTAGAAAGTGCCATAAGCGCTGCCGTTTCTGTTGCATTGGAAATACCGTTTTCCATGTGGTTGAAGTTGGTTGCGTTCTGCGGTGTTCCCTGCTGAATGATTTCCCCCTCAACTGGTGTGTGCGTGATAGTTCCATCATCATTTCTGCTTTCCGTGTAGCGGTCTTCAAACTCTGTTACATGGTCTTGCCATAACTTCTGTTCGTACATCTGTTACACCTCCTTTTCTGTAAAATCAAAAGTAAATCGGTACAAAACGCCCTCTTGTACATTGTTAAGCGGAATATTTACCGCCTTGTCAGCCCACAACTTATTGTTTTTGTTGTAAAGCTGCACCCTCTGCACTGTGGCTTTTCCGCTTACCTGCGGGGTAATCTGTACATATACAGCAACCCTGCCGTCTTTCAGACGTTCCCGGCGGTGTATCACCTTTTTTTCAGAAACGCCGTTGACGGTTACTTTTGCATAGGCAATGATATTATCAATGAAATCTTTGAAATCATTGATTGCGTCTGTTGTCAACATGGCTTTTCACCTCCTTTATAGCTTCCTGTGGCTTCCGCACGGCTTGACGCCGTATGAAAACCCCATTGCCTGCGTGCTTGTCCCTACGGCGCCGCCCTGTGTCCGCTGCACCGTGCTTCTTTCCGGGACGGTTCCTGCTGCCGGAACTGTGAAGCGGTGTGCTTCCATTCTGTCACTTGCCGTGACTGTAACGCCGCTTGTCTGCCCTCTGGTGTTCCTCTGTGGCTGCTCTCCGGCTTTTATCCGTCCTGCTGGTGTATTTGTATAGCCAAACGTATTCAACGCCGTGTCTGCGTCGATATGCGCCGCCTGCTGTGAAAATACCGTGTTTCTGTATGGCTTTGTGCCTGTTGCTGGTGCCGTGAATATGAAGCCTGCTGCTTCCGTTCCCACAATATATGTTGCAGCGCCTATCCCGGCTTTTGTGTTTCTCTGTGGGTATGTTCCGGCGTTAAGTCTTCCGGTCAGCGGTGTTTTGTATCTGAAATACTCCCCGTGGGTGTATATGACGCCGTGGACCTGTCCTTGATAGGTCAATTCGTCCATGTGTGCAGATAATCTTTTATACATTTTCACTGCCCGGATAATAGCTGCGTAGTCTGCCGTTATTCTCTGGTTGGTCACGTCAAGCACAATATGAAAGTGTCCGGGTTCTCCCTCATACTGGAACCACTCTTCCACTTCACTTTCTGGAAATAAGCTGCCCAGCGCTGTTTCAATGGCATATTTTGTGCCCATTTTCTTATGAACCTTGACGCTGTTTTTCACTAAATCCCGTTTTGCTTCCAGTGGGTAATTGTAGTCGTACCAGTCAACGTGCAGGTCGTACGCCAGAATGTCCACCAGTTCTTCTGGTAATTCATCAAATCTGGAATATATCAGCACATTGTCAATTATCCCGGAAGTGTCCAGCAGTGTTGCTGCTGTGGCGTTTGCCAGTGCAACCATTTTGGGGTCTTTCTTTAGCGCTTCCGGCAGGCACTCTGAATAATCGGCATTGTAAATTGTTTTAGACATTTTCAATACCTCCATTCAGAACGCTTTTGTTTCCCAGCTTTGCAACCTTTATATCATCAACAACCGTGAATACTGGCTTTCTGACTTCAACACGTTTCGCGCCTGCTTCCATCAGCTTTGCTGTTAGGTATGACGGGTTAATATCCCGCCCCATTTTGCTTGTCTGCCATGTCACGTACTCTTCTACTGCCTGCGTTGCCGCTGCCGCAATAACTGTGGCGCTGGCTGCGTCTGGCTGTGGAATATAAAAAGTCACATCAATGTCAAATGCTACCGTTTCCGGTGCTGATACCGTCACTTTGTCGGTCAGCGGTCTAATGTCGGAAGCGTTCAAGGCGTCTTCAATCTCTTTCAGTACCCCGGACGTTGCCTGCTGTCCATTCTGCAAAAGCACCCGGACGTCCACAACGCAAGGTTCCGGGCTTGTCACTGCCACGTCTGCCACGGCTGGTGATACGCTCTTTGTCCAGTATATGTACCCGTTAATAGGACCCGCCGTGCTGAAACTCTCCATGCATTCACGCATACGCTCATAATAACTGGCGTCGTCCTCTTCTTCTGCGCCGCCGCTGGTTGCTGTGATGTTCTCTGCTTTCTGGTAGTAGTCGTATAGGTCAACCAGTTCTTTGACCTGCCCTGCTGCCAGATTGTTTCCAACGTCGCCCGCTGTTGTACAAACTCCCTCAACGTCCCCATATGTCTGCCCGGCTTTTATTTCCAGAATTTCTTTTGTTTCAAATAAAATGGCACCATCAAAAGAAATTCTGGTGCCCGCAGGAATAATCACTGATTGTTTCTGTGCTTCTGAAATATAAAAACGGAACATTGCAGACGCCGGACTTGCTGGCAATCTTTCCAAATCTTTGAACAATTCTGCCAAGCTGTCCAAGTATTCACCGTCTGCATAACGTGGCACGTTCTTTTTTGCTGTTTCATTGATAATGACACGCTGTTGCACAATGATATTTGCAACCCATGCAATAAAAAGTCTTTCCGGTGACGCTGGGTACACCTTGTAGCGTTCACGTCCCGGCACCTGCTGCACCATATTTTCATACAGTGCAATTAGATTGCTTTCTATCGTTTCTGTGTCGGTTTCCACAAAGTCAATGTCTGGGTATTTTCTGTCACTCATTGTCTGTTTCCACCTCCTCCAAATAAATAATAGGTATTGTGCGCCCTGTGGCTGCGTCGTGTTCAAATGCAATGTCTGCAACCTGCGCCCGTGGTTCAAATTCTTCTATCTGGTCGTACAGATAGCCCACCAGTATATTTTCAACTACTGGTTGCGGTCTTCCGTATAGGCTGCCGGGTAATCCAAAATCACGGAACATAGGGCAGGACCCCTGCACCGTGTCCAGAATAACCGCAATATTTTGTATGACTGCTTGATGGTCATTTACTGGTGCAAGGTCAATTTCTGTCAATAGTGACCCGTCGCCCCTTATCACGTCCATGCTTTATCACCTCTTTGGATATTCTTTCAATGTCACGTCTGCTGTTGCAGCCCAGCAGTTGCCTTTGTTGTCATAGCGTTTCAATGTGCTGCTAACGCCTGTTATTACCCACTTATAAGAACCGTATTTCTTGCCGCCTAAAACCAGCGTTGAAATATTGCCCTTATTGCACATTTTGTTTAATTTCTTAATTTCATTCAGTGGGTTTGTTCCATGAAATACACTGAACGTCATTTTGAAACTGATTGTTCCGGGTTCCGGTCCCAAAAACTCCAATACGTCACGCTTAATGTGTCTGTCATGCGTTGCGTACTTTGCAGACACTTTCCAGCTTAATTCATCAAAGGTGCGCACGGTATTTTCTGAAACTGAAAAAACCAGACTTCCCAGACTTCCTATTTTTGCCATGCTCTACACCTCCCCTATTATGAAGCCGTCCCCGTCGCCATCTGGAACCATTATGCAAAGCACCATATCATTAACGCCCGGTGTCCACTCTGTCACAAATGCTTCATGGCTGTGGCTTACTTCCTTTAACATTTGCCCGTTGTAGTCATATTTCAGCGTTGTTTTTGCCGTCTGTCCCTCTGCGCCGCTTTCCATTGCTGGCACAACATACACGGGACGTTTTATAATTCTTAAATCACCGGAAGTTATACCGCCTTTGTCCTTGAATTTCACACGGGCTGTCATTTTGCTGGCGTTCACACTCTGCACTGTGCCAAGCCGTACTATGTTTTTTAATTCTGTCATATCTGCCATCAGTAGCCCTCCAATACCTGTTGCAATTCAATCTGTGTTGTATATCCTCCCGTTAATTTATGGGTTGCTTTTGTAATCTTGTACTTTCTGTCAAACTTCTGGAAGCCCTTTAATTTGACTGTGGCACCTGCCACCAGCTGCACATCACCAAGCATTGTGAAACTTGCTGTAAACTGCTGTGTGTTCTTTTCACGCAGTTTCTTTTTTGCCAGTTCGTATGCTTCATTTGTACTTCTGACCTTTTCGTTGACTTCAAGTGTCTGCCCGGTTCCCTCTGTACTGTCTGCCGTGTATGTGCTTTCAATCGTTTCTTTGCTGTCCGGGTCCGTATATGAAACATGACAGCTGGTGTATGCTGTATCATGCAGGCTGGTTCCCAGCTTGTATGAAATGTAATCACCACTGCCATATTTTATGGTTTTTATAGGTGGCTTGCTGTCGTACTCTGCGGCGTCGTAAATAACCACGTTTAATGTCGTTACTTTCAGTGCAAGTCCTGCCGCTTTGCATAATTTCTGTAAAAATACAATGTCCGACGTCTGCACCTGCTCTTTTCTTTTGTACTTCGGTATATTGTCCGCAATGTACATCAGTTTCAAGTTGCTTTCTGACGCTATCTGCTCCGCAATCACTTTCAAATTGGTGTTTTCCCATGCCTTTGATTTTCTTTCTACTCTCATTTTGGAAGTATAAGGAATTGACGTGCCCTTTAGTGTGATTTTGGTTGGCGGTCCGCTGGCGTCTACGCTGTCCAGTTCAAATGTTCCGCAGTCCAGCACGGCGTCTTTTCCGTTGTCGTGCCAGTTCTTCTGGACAATCGTTGCTGTTATTAGTTTAGGGTCAGACACTTTCTTTGTTGTTTCTTTCGTTTCTGTGACCGTCTGTGTTGCTGTACCGCCCGTTGTAATTTTGAAAACCTGCCCCGGATATATTAAGTTAGGGTTTTTAATATTGTTTTCAGAAGCAATCTGCGGATATTTTGTACCGCTTCCCAGATACTTTTTGGCAATAGCCCAAAGCGTATCACCTTTTTTGACCACATAATTGACAACGCTTGCAGCTTCAACCTGCTTTTGCACCGTCGTTGTGGTCTTAATGAAAGTCGGCTTTACTTCCAGCCAGCTTCCCAGCCACTTTCTTTCTCTATCATCAAACGCAAGCTGCAAATCGTCTGCGTTGTCTTCGTCTTCATCAGTGAAAGTAAGGCTGCTTAAATATTTATTTATATCTGCCGGGACTTTTACGTTTTGAAATTTTAACCGCAGTTCCACCCGGCGTGCCATGTCTTTTGCACTCATTCTACGTCAGCAGCCCCCTTTTCCACGGTGGCAGTTCCAAGTCTTCTTCGTCTTCCACTTCCGGGATTGTTAATACAACCCCGGCAGGAAAAACGTAGGTGCTGGCGTACTTGACATTGGCTTTCATCAGCTTATCTGTATGCAGGACACTTCCCATTTGTTCAAATGCTATCTTGTCCCACATATCCCCAGATATGGTTGTGTAGCTTTTAGTCATATTTCTGCCGCTTCTCCTTGTCTTCTTTTTCGTCCAGCATGTCTTCAACGTCACGCAGCAACTTTCTGTTGTTCTCTTCCAGCTTTGCGTCCAAGTCTTCCGGCTTGTCCCCGTTGATAACGATTGTCGGACTGTTGTTGATAGTTACGTTGTTTGCACTTCCACCGCCGCTTCCTGCGCCTGCTGTTACCTCTGGCGCTGTGTTGTAGTTGTTCACCGTCTGCGGTGCTGTTGTTGTCTGTGCTGTTGTTGGCGCTACTGCTGCCGCTGTTGTGGCTGCCGTATTCTGCGCAGCCAGAATATTTCTTGTCTGGTCTGCTGTAAACACCGTGCGCCCCGGTGCGTTCGTGATTAACTCCGGTCCGTCTTCTCCGGCAATGAACGTGTCCGGCGTTGATGAAGTACCTTTTGCAAATCCCGGTATCAGCGGAATATTTATGCCTTTCCCGCCAATGCCCGGCACCCAGTCCGGCACTTTTAATTTATTAAGTCCAGAAATTACGCCATTTACCGCAGAAACAACCGCACGCAACGGCGCTTTTATGATTTCACCAAGACCGCTTACAGCGCCAGAAAAAATGGTTTTAATGCCGTTCCACGCCCGTGACCAATTCCCGGTGAAAACACCAGTTATAAAGTCGATTAAGCCTTGAAATACGGTCATTACACTTTTTACGATATTGGTTATGGTTGTTAGCGCTCCACCAAGTACAGACGACAGTACGGACGCCAGAACTTGAATGACTGGAACCAGCGCATTAATTAAAGTTGTCAGTACTGGCAAAATTGCGCTTATGATAGTTTGAAATAGCGGTAACAGTGCATTTATGACCTGCACCAGCACTGGTAAAATACTACTTACCAATAATTGAATGATAGGCAAAATTTGGTTCAGTAATTCAATGATAACTGGCAGTATAGCTGAAATAATCTGCGTTACTACTGGTATTAGCTGCGCTATCAATTCAATTATGATAGGTAGTACAGCCGTTATCAGCTGCCCGGCAATCTGGATAATTGCGGTTATTAACTGCCCCAGTACTGGAAGTATTGCTGAAATGAACTGTGCCAGCAATGGTGCAAGTTGTGTTATTAGCTGCACCAGCACTGGAAGTATGCTTGTTGCTGCTGTTTGTAGTGTTGAAATAATCGTTGGCAGTATTTGTTGAAGTGTTGAAAATACATCTGTTGAAACTCCCGCAAATGCTGTCTTGAAAGCGTCGCCAACCATTGTGATTGACGCCCATATCTGGTCAAAAATCTTTAGCCCCTCGTCACCGAAAGTCTGTTGTATTTTCGCCCTTACGTCTTCAAGGTTGTTGGCAACATAATATATTGCTGCGCCTATTGCTGCCGCTACCGCCACAATAGGTCCCAGTTTAACTGCTATGCCGCCCGCTTTTGTTGCTACCCCTCCAAGGCTTTCTGCTGCTTTTAATGCTTTGAACTTCTCAAACGCACCCATAATTCCCAGAATGCCTTTTTTGGCTTCCAAGAAGCCCAGCTTCGTTCCAAGCCCAGCAACTTTAAGCCCGGCAAGCCCGGCAACCAGCTTTAATACTGTTTGCACTGCTTTTGGGTTTTCTTGTGCAAATTCTGATACTTTGGTTACTAATGACGCCACTTTGTCTGCCAGATTTCCGACAATCGGCAGTAGGTTTTGACCAAGAACAATGCCCAAGTTCGCAATACTGTTCTTTGCCTTTTCCATTTTGGCTTCTGTGGTGTCTTCCATTTTGGCAAATGCGCTGTCTGTTGCTCCAACGCTGTTCACCATGTCTTGTACGCTTGAATTGAAGCCGTCAACTCCGTTTGACAGAAGCGACATTGCCGCTTTTCCAGCTTCTGAACTGCTGAACATATCAGATAGGGCAAGACCGGACTTGCTGGCTTCTTCCTGTATACCTCCCAGAATTTCCCCAAGTGATTTACCACTTGCCATCAATTCTGCAAAGCTGCCGCCCATCTTCTGCCGCAATAGCTTGTCTGTCGTACTTCCAGACTTTGACAACTCATTCAACATACTGTTCATGTATGTTGTCGTTTCTGCGGCTGCAATACCTTTGCTGGTCATTATTGCATATCCGGCGCATAACTGTTCCAGTGAAACATTGCTGGCGTTTGCAGTCGGTATGATTTTACCCATACTGCTTGCCAGTTCTCCTACTGTTACTTTACCTTTGTTCTGCGTCTGTACCAGCATATCTGATACCGTGCTTACTTTGTCCGCACTCATGCCGTATGCGTTCAATACGGTTGTTAATACGTCCAGCGTTTGCGAACTTTCCGCAAATCCGGCTTTTGCTAACTTTGTACTATTTGTAACAAAGTTTACGGCGTCACCTGTCTTCTGTCCGGCAGATATAGCGTTGTACACATCATCAGCAATGGCATTGGCTGCAATTCCTGTCTTGTTTGACAGTTCCATTATCTGTTGTGACAATGTGCCCAGCGGGACTTCCTGCGTATCTGCAATGGTTCCCACCTTTGCTATTGCTGTTTCGTACTGCTGCGCCGCCTGCACGGGTCCTGCATACACTGCGGCAGCTACGGCACTAATTGCACCGATAGTTCCCACCAGCTGTCCTTTTGTCTTTGAAATGCTCTGTTCCACCTGCTGTTGCTTATCATTCAGTTTTTGCAACGTCTGTTGTGAAGTTTGCAGCTTTTCATAGGACTTTTGCAGTCTTCCGTTTGCTTCTTCCAGATTGTCCGTATTTACCCCGGCTGCTTTCAATTCGTCGGCGTAACTGTTTAATTGTTTTTCCTGTTCTTCAATTTTGGCAGTGGTCTGTTGTATCTGGTTTTCATTCTTTTCAAGCTTCTTCCGCAGTGCTTCTGTGGGTTCGCCTGTCTGCTGTAATTCCTGCTGTAATCGGTCATGCTCTGCGTTAAGCTGTGCCAGCCGTTCTTTGTTCTTGTCGATGGCGGCAGACTGCTTTGTGTAGCCGTCAATCTTTGATTGCAGGGAATTGACATTTTTTAAGCTGTCCCGTAACTGGTTGTTGGTGTTAATTGCGCTTTTGAATGTGCTATTAAAATTGCCACCCAGCGACGCTTTCAGCTTAAAAAGCAGTTCAAATTCCTTTTGTGACCCTGCCAAGCTGTTTCACCTCCCTACGCATTATTGCTGTTCTGTTTCTGCTCTTCCGCTTCTTCTTTTTCCACTTCATTTATGGTTTCAATCCATGCAAAAAGTCTGCGTATAGGCATTTGCAGCCAGAACGGGACGGGCGTATGTGAAGCCCTTGACATTTTGTATATCTGCTTTCTTATGAACTTTGCGGGTTCTTTAATTTTTAATAGCCCGCAGCAATTAAAAAATCCCTTGCTTTGTTCTTAATCTTCATGTAATCACCTACCGGAAGACGTCTGATTTCATCAGAAGCAACCCCCGCAGCCTTTGCCGCAAGAATACACTGGAACGCAGAAGAAATTTCCGGTGAAAGTGCATATTTGTTCTGGTCTGCAAGTTCCTGTTCTACTGCTTCAATATCTTCACCAGTTAAATTGTCAAAATAGAAAGTTAATTTTGTATACTTCTTTCCCTCAATTTCTCTGGGCTTCTTGAATGTGTGTGTATAATTCAAGCTGCCGTCTTCTTCCTTGTCTTTCTTCTTGTCGTCAAAATTGACCACGCCGCTTGCCTGCGCTTCCTGCATTTCCTTTTCCTGCTCTGTTACCTGCTCCATGTTTTCAGTTGTGTTTGTTGTATCTGACATTGTTTATTCCTCCATATCTTTGATTTTAGGCAGGAAAAAACCAGCGGTCTTCCCGCTGGCTCCTGCTGTCTTCTTTTACTTTCCTAATGCTTTTCTGACGTCCTTTAAGTAATCTTTGCCATTGATAATGCACACAAAGTTTAACGGGTCAATTTCCGTTACCTTTGAACCGTCCAGATACATTGCATAGTATGAAACGGCGTATTCGCCGCTTACATCAGCTGTTGAAGCTGCCGCAACTTTTCCAAGTGCTGTCTTCTTCGGCTTCACTTTCATAATATGCTTTACGCCGGACACTTCGTTTGCGCTTGTGCGCAGGTTCATTCTCTGCTGTGCAACTCGCAGGTCAATTCTGTGTACCCGTGGTTCCATCAGCTTGACCGCTGCCGCTGTGACAGTTCGGAAATTGAAAGTTGTTGACATTGCATTTAAGTGACCGATAATGATTTCTTCGATATTTCCCGCAATGCCTGCGCCGCTTAATTCCTCTGTCATGTACTCCAAGTCTGGCAGTGTCACTTCTGTGGTTCCCAGATACTCTACGGCGTCTTCGTAAATCGCATAGTTAATAACTAATTCGTCAACTTTTGACATTCTGTTTCACCTCCTGTTATGCTGCCACCAGTGCTGCAAGATATGACAAGTCATATTCAAGCACAAAGTCCATTTTCTGCATTGGTGATGGCGGTGTCATATAAATGTGAAAACGCACAATTCCTGCTGCAAGCTGGCTTGTGCTGTTTTCGCTTTCGTTGAACTCCACACGTCCACCAATGATTTTTTCATCAGTTGCAAGGCTTGCCAGCCAATCATTGATTGACTGCACAACTGCGTCAATCAGACGTCTTTTAATTCCTCTGTCAATGTAGTTCCAGTACGTCAAAACAAGTGTCTTTGCAACCCACTTGAACATACGGTTGATACAGTAGAAATAGTCCGTCACGTCTGTGTTGGCAGGATAACAAGCCGTATAATTTCCCCAGCTTACAAAGCCATTAAAGAAATTAAGTGCGGTCACAACGCCGTTTTCATTCAAGTAGTTTGCCTGCTGAATATCCATGACTACTTCCAAACCGTCCGCAGTAACCATTCTATCTGCCTGTATGCTCTTGTTTGAAGCGCTTTCGCAAGGTGTACCTCCGCCGTACTCTTCCGCATTGTCTACGGCTGACATACTGGCTGCAAGCTGTGTTGAAAGATTAAAAACTCTATCTCCCAGCGCAACTTTAGGGAAGCAGACAACTTCTGTTCTTTTTGTGAAGTTTTTCTGTTTCTTCCATGCTGGCACTTCCGTGTAGTATGTCGCCCCGGTTTCTGCCGTGCAGTCAATGTCCAGAATTGCTTCACCCTCAAACAGTCCGTTGATATTCTCTGCTTTTGCAGACATTACAGCTGCAACCTCTGCGTCATGTGACCAATTCGGACACAAAATAAGGTCTGGAACCTTTGTATAAAGCGGAAATACATTGTTAATCAGTTCAAGTCCGGTTGTCTTGTGTGTGCTTACGCTGTAACCGCCGATAATATCACTTTTTGTGACCTGTGAAGCGTCCACGGCGTCATATTTCACAGTAAGTTTGCCCGTGGTTTCTTTTAAGAACTCCACAACGCAGTTTGTGTCACTGTAAAATACTTCGTAATCTTCCCCAGCTGTCTTTCCTGTGATTTCCACACTGCCTGCGATTGCTTCCGCAGGTAATACAATCTGACCGTCTACAACGTCCATCTGTGTTTCATCAACTGTTTTCTTGTGTTTCTTAGGGTCAAGAACATTTACAAAGAACACCTGCGCAGAATTGAACAATGTAAACGCTGTGTAAATCTCTTCGCAAAGGCTGTATTTCTTCCAGTTGTCAGAATATCCCAACGCCTGCACTGCTTCTGTGTAGCTTGAAGCCATGATAACTTCATTTACTTTTCCGTTTACCATCTGCACTGGTGCCGTTCCAACCACAAAATGTACGCCCGTATCTACGGACACTGGCGTGATTGCGCCATTGTTTGTCTTGCTGGCGTTTACTCCATGTGATACGTCACTCATTTGTTATACCTCCTGTTCTGCGTATGCAAGGGCGGCAGCCTTTAAGTCTGAATAATACTTGTTGTATACATTCCCGGTTGTCTTCACCTTGTCTTTCTTGTCTGCCAGTTCGGAAATAGGAACCAGCATTTTTCTTACAAGTGGGAACTTTTCAAGAATGAAAGAAAGTTCTTCTTCAATCTCTTTGTCTGTTCCCTCAAAAATCTTGTTGCATGGCAGCATTGCTTTTGGCAGGTTCGGTCCAATGTAAATCAGCTTTACTGTTTCCGACTGCGTTTTTGCCGTTTTTACGGCTTTTTCTTCTGTTGTGGTATTTTCTACCGCCTGCACCTTTTCAGCGTCCTTTTCGGCTGCTGTGGCGCTTGCTGTGGTCGCTTTTGCCATTTCGTCTTCCTCCTGTCTATAAATTGTGCAAAATCTCTGCCACATCACGTTGCGTGACTGGCATACTCCAATTTGTCACCATTTCGCCCATGTAGTATGGCGGCGTGGTGTCTTGATATACGATATATTCCAGCGGCAGTTCCAAAGCAAATTGACCGCCGCCGATTGTCCCAGCTTTCTTTAATTCGCTGCGCACTCTCAAAATCAGATTGAGAAGCGCCAGCGGTCCGTCCTGCCCATCTTCTGAATACACCGCAAATATTATTCTTACTTTGCAGCTGTCTTCTTCTGGTTCGTTCGCTGCTTTTTCGTCTGTCCCTGTTAGGAACTTAACCAGAATATATGGTACTTTCTGTTGCACGTCGTCCGGTTCCGGCAGTCCCATTTTGTACACCTCAACTGCCCTTTCTTTTGCTTCATTGCTCCCCGTTCTGGTTCGCACTGGCAAAATTATGTCAGACGTGCTTTCTTTTATGAACTGCTGCAAATTTTCCAATAAAAAAGCTGGTGTCATGCCTTACCTCCATAACCATTCAAAATTCTGTTCATTTCATGGATTATTCTTTCATTTACCAGTTCTTGTACCTCTTCTTGCAAGTCGTCCATAACTTCTGTGTTTCCCACCATCTGTGCCGCTGAAAGACCCATCAGCTGTTCTGTTGGAACACGCTTTCTTGTAAGTCGTTCATATACTCCCATGCCGTTTCTCATGTTTGCAACAAATGCGTCCTCAAATGGTGTGGCGCTGCCGCCTTTTTTCAACTGTGCCCGCACCTGTTTTCCGGTTCCAGACTTTGTGGGTGTCACTTTGAATTGATACAGTGGTAATTTTGTTCCAGCAAAAGAAACAAAGCCCGCAAGGTTTCCCGTGCTGGCTTTGTTCACTCTCATTGTTGTTCTTGCTGTCAGTGCGCTATTGTTTACCGTGTACACTTGCTTTGTCCGTTTCAATGCCTGCGTTTTCGCTCTGGAAACTCCACGGTTCAAAGCGTTGGCAAATACTCTTTCCGCACCTTTTGGAATACCTGCCAGCAGGGTTCCGGCTCTTTCGATTGCGTCAGAAGTTATTTCAATCATTCGTCCACCATCTCCAATTCCAGAATTATTTCCCCGTCCTCGCAATCTGCTTTTGCGATATAGTAAAGGTTGACTGCTCCGGCTTCGTCAATTTCTATCTGTCGTCCTCTCTTCGGTACACAGCCAAAGTCATATAAAGACATATAGACCAGGCAAGAAACACGGTTGAACCCCTCTGAATTGTCCCCATTTCCTCTTTGCCGTTCGTCGGCTGCCGTATGGTCAATTATCACGGGTATATAATGTTGTTTGCCTTGATACCAAATATCAGTCATTGTTGCCATTTCGCTGCAGTTGTGAAACACTTTCATATCACTGGCAAGCTGGGCTTTGAAATCCATTAAATAGGTGTAGCCACAAACCAGCTGTCTACATCATGCGGAACGCATAAAGGTGCGGAAGACAGATTGAGAAATCTTCTTGCAGGCTTGCGCTTCGTCCATGTGTCCGGTACATACTTACCCTCAACCGTCATAAATTTGCCGTCCGGCTCTTTAATCAGTGTGATTGCTCCGTAATACATTGAATAATCAGCGTTTGTGCTTAACAGTGCCAAGCTGTCAGCTGGTACAAGTGGCTTGTCCTCCGGTGTGTCCGGTTTTGTCCAGTCGTCAAGATACCACTCGTTGTACTTGTAAATATCAAGTCCCAGTTCGTGAATGGTTCCAAGGTATGTCACACCGTTTGGAAGCTGTTTAGGCTGAATGACTGCAAGATTGTAATTTTTTACATCAAGTTGTTTCTGTACTTTTGGGTGATTTACAAACGCATTTGCAACGTCGCCACCCATAACGCAAATATCACAGTTTACAAATCCGGTCTTCTGTACGGTTTCGTGCCAGCGCTTCAAATCTGCGATAGGGTCGGAAGTGTCAGCAGTCCACTTCTTCGCTGCTGTTGTGATTTTCTCTTTGTTTGTAAAAGAAAAGTCAATCACTTCATTCACTCCGTCGCCAATGATGGGAATTTTGCCAGTAAAAATGGTCTGTACGCACATTAACTCTTCACGGCGTAAAATCATTTCTCGCAGCTCCTTGAAATCATCAGACATTTTAAGCACTGCACGTTCAGCAGGTGTTCTGCCAGAATAAAGGCTTTCACCCGGTCTGCGCTGTAAAAGGTCATCAACTGTTGTGACCTTTTCCGGTGCAACTAAAGGCGGTGTGTAGGTCTTTGTTTCATAGCCAGTGTTTGGCACTACCTTTCCGCCAATTACACGGCTGACAAACGGTGCAACCTTTCTGCTTCCTTTCTTGAAATCAACATCAACATTCTTTGTCACGAATGTTTCTTCATGTTTGAAAAATGTACTTCTGAAAAAAGTACGCACGGGCGGTAACTTCTGAACCACTCTGCCCATTGTTCGTGGTTCGTAAATAGATACTTCATTTGCCATGATTGTTTTATCCTCCTTACTTCAAAAAGATTGATACTTTTCGCAGTGTTTCTTTGATTTTTGCTAAATCTGCGCTTGCTTCAAGGTTTAATGCGTCAGCGAAAAACTCACCTGTCAAATAATATGTGACTGGTTCGCCCTTTCCTGCTGCTGCCGCAGAAATTCCGATTGCGTTCGCTTCTTTTGTTGTAGCAACCGGAATGATTTTGTTTTCGTTCTCTGTATCAACCATTACTGGTGCATATTCTTTGATTTCTGCGCCTGCAACTCCCGTTTCCGGTACTGTTGGGAAGTCGCCAGCAAAGAAATTCTTTGGCGCTGTTTCTCTCTTCTCTACTGCGTATTCACTCATTTTGCGCTACCTCCTTATTTTGTATCTGGAAACAACTTGTCAATAGCGGCATTGAACGGGTCTTTTCCGTCACCGCCTGCGTTGTCTTCCGGTGTTACGCCAGATACATTGTTTGCCCCACTGTCCTGTGCGTCCTGCTGGCGGTTCTGAATGTAAGTTCCACCCGCTTTGTTCTGCTCTGCAATGATTTTCACTGCAAGTTCCTGCGCAGAAATAGGGTTTTCAAACTTTGCGTCTGTCGCAAGTGCTGCATAGTTGCCGTTTGCCAAGTCTTCAATACCTTTAATTCTGGCACGTTCTGTGGCTGCGGCTTCGTTCTGGATTGTCGCTACTAAATCCGGGTATGCGGCTTTTAGTGCGTCAACCGTTGTGATTTTGTTTTCTGGTGCTGCCATTTCTGGTTTCTCCTTTTCTTTTGGCTTGTTGATAGGTTCTGTTGCACTATTTACTAAACTACCCGGATTTTGATTGTGCGGGCTGTTTAATAACTGGGTTGGAATACTCTTGAACATGGAAACGTCAATAGGCACTGAATTGACAACGATTTTTGAAGAGTTTTCGACAACTGTTGTGCTGTCTTCAAACATCAATTCATCACAAAAGCCGTTTTCAACGGCAATGTCGCCCGTCCACCATGTTTCATTTGACATAAGCTGTTCTATGTCCTCTGTCTTTTTGCCAGTCTTACTGGCGTATGTATTGACAATACTTTGTTTAATCACTTTCAGTTCATCAGCCATCTTCAAAAAGTCTTCTGCTCTGAAAGTGTCCCAGACTGTCATTGCGGGGTCATGTATCATAAATACACCGTTTCTGGCAATCTTGATTGTGTCGCCTGCCATAGCAATGATTGTGGCTGCGGAAGCTGCCCAGCCATCAATTTTGACTATCACTTTCGCTGAACAATCTTTCAATCTCGTAAAAATCGCATTTGCTGCGAATACATCACCGCCGCCGCTGTTAATGCGCACGATAATTTCCGGCACATCACCAAGCGCCGCAAGTTCTTGATTGAATTGCTGTGGCGTCACCCTGTCTTCCCACCATGACTGCTGGCTGCTTATTGCACCGTATAAAAGCAGTTCCGGTGGCTTGTCCCCGGCTGCCGGGATAAAGTTCCAGAATTTATTTGTTGTCACCCCGTAAGGATTGCCCGGCGTTCTGCTGTCCTGCTGCTGGTTCATTCCCGGCATTGTCTGCGGGTTCTGCTGGGGTGTTCTGTTTGTTTGTGGTTCCATTGGCAATTTTCTTCACCTCTTTCAGTTCTTTTTCTTCGTGTTTCAACTGTTCGACATTGTTATAAAAGTTGCTTCCCGTCATTTGCATTGCTTCATCACTTCTGGTGCTAAAGCCGTTTGACGCTCTCTTTTCTGCGGCTGTAACCTCTTTTACCGGGTCAAGCATACCTTTTGCAGGTCCGTTCCACTTTGCCCCGCAATATGCTTTTCTGATTGCTGGGTCAGTGAAAAAGCCCGGTGCTTTGATACGTCCTTTTGCTACCGCTTCCGTCAGCCATTCTTCGTACACTGGCTGGCAAAAGTCCGCTGATAGCCAGTCACGGTACATATTAAACATTTTCCACGCTTCTTCCAGTGCGCCTTTGCTGGCTGTATAGCTGGAATTAAAGCGCTTCACAAGTAATTCATACGGAATTTCAAGTGCTGCGCCTATCTGCTGGCATATTGCTTCCACAAAGCCGCCAAAATTAGCGTTCGGTCTTCCGGGGTTCGTGTCGTGTGCTTTCTCGCCCTCGTTTAAGTCGATAACGGCGCCCGGCGCAAGTTCAATGGTGCTTTCGTCTTCTGCGTCCACCTGCACTTCTTCCGGCAGCATACTTCCTATGGCGTCTTCTGCGCTTGCGTCTGCCTTTTCAATGAAAATGGTAAACATACCAGACACAACCGCAGCCACAAGCTCTGCGTCCGTGTATCTTCCAAGCTGTTTCAAACTTTCAATAACTGGTGCAAGGAACGGAACACCCCTGCGCTGTCCTATTCTTTCCCGGTTCATCATGTGAAGCACGTTTCTTCTTCCGGTCTTTTGTCCGTATGCTTCAACCCTCTGCCAGCTTATGTCATTGTATGCGTATGACAACGGGTGGTGGTTCGCTATGTGATACGCTATCACTTCCCCGGACTTGTCAACCTCTACACCCCCAACAATCTTGTTGTCTATGGTGTCGCAGTTGTCCGGGCTGCAAAGTCTGTCTGCTTCTATCAGCTGCACACGCAGGTCATACGGCTGGTTTATTCGTGGTTTGACTGGCAATACCGCCAGACAATCCCCAGAAATAAGCCAGTTCATAAAAGCCAACTGCTGCAACTCGTAAAAGTTGTCTATCCTTGACATATCGCAATCATTGCTTTCAGCCCAGATAGACCACTCTTTTTCAATCTTTTTTTCAAGGTTCCGGCGTTCTTCTGGTGAAATTCCCAGCGTTTCTGCGTCAATGGTCGATTTCAACCGCAGCCCACGTCCAACAATGTTGGTGCGCATGGTTTTGACTGCCCCGTTTGCCAGCGGCACGCCCATGTATAAATCACGGGTACGCTGGCGCAATACAGATACATTGTCTTCTATGTCCTCACGACTGCTACCGCCTGCATGAAGCCAGCCTGCAAGTGATTTCTTTGTGACGCTGGCGCCATAATTGCCATACCCGCTGTCCAAAATCTGCATTTTCTGCCTTGCAACCGTTCTTTTCAGTGCTGCTTGCGGTGCTATGACTGCTATTGCCTTATCAATTCCCGCTGCAATTCCCACGCTTTCACCTCCTTTATTGCATGAAAAAAGCAGCCTTTTACAGCTGCTTTCCTTGTTTTTTACTTTCTTTCAGTCTATATATTATCATTATTTTTCGGGCAATGGTGTGCAATCTTTGCCCTTTTCATGCAATTTCGGGCAATTTTTGCTTAGTACGGCTTATACCCCACGTTTTTTCCTCTTACTGGTGTTTCAACTGCTTTTTGTATATCCATTCCCCTTTTTATTCGTTCTCTTAGCGTGTCTGTTCTTATATCTGCCAT